CAAGCACACGAGGTGGCACAAACGTAAACGAGTTTGTACGTATCTTCCAACCCTCGCCTGGGGACCTCTCGAACTCGAGATACTTGCAATCATCTTTCTGTACAGTGGTCTTGTCTCTATGCCAACCCCAAGAATAGTAGTCACTCTTTGGCAGAAAGTATCGAGTACCATCTAAGATGACGAACTGCTTGCCATTGTCCACAACAAAATTGAACTCCCTTGGTAATGCTCGCTCCAAGAATGAGTATCTGCCATTGTGTGCACCATTGCCCGAGCCATTACGTACACGTAATATCTCTCTGTTCCAACCACCTTTCTCACGTGTCCACATGATAGGTGCAAGTGCTTTGCAAGCCTCGTCGGTTATGCCCTCCCCATTTCTGTGCCATTCACTGTACACGATTGAGTCACCGATGTCGCCATCGTAGTAGGCATAGCAATCATCTGACAACTTGCTTACACGTTCCCACTTACGGTTTCTGTCGCCGAGTGGTCGTACATCTTGCTCACGTGTGTGTCGCTTGCTGATGACTGGTTTGATACTGTCGTAGTGCTTGGCTACTGCACTGAAATTATCTAGCCTTGGCATATCATATACTGACATGGTCGTTCTCCTTTGTTGTTTTTGTTAGTCCCTGACTAACAGTTTGGTTATCGATATAGTCTAGTTGTGTCGTGTTTTCTGTGAGATCGTCTCTCAACTCCCACGTCATGCGAACAAAGATTTCTTCTGTTAGACGCTCCACCAACATCTGACTTAGATAGGTTTCACTGCCATAACATTCTTCATCGTAGTCGTCATGCTCTTCGCCACCACGCACAAATCTGTATGCGTAAGTGAAATTTTCTCGTTCTCGTGCAAACTGCTTACACACTGTAGCTATGTGTAAATATGCTTGTATGTCTTCATAACTTTCGTACCACTTCCAAGCAAAGTAATCGAGACGCATAATAAAACACGTCGTGTCACTATCCAATGCCCAATCGTGGAATGTCCAGTTGCCGTCGTTGTCAACCAAGTCATCGTCGAGGTTTGTCTGAAACGGATTGAGTTTCTGCACACGTGGGTCTAGCCGATATACGGCTAGCACCTCTCTCATCTCTTCCAATGACTCGAACGCAACGACTATGATGCCGTCTGATCTATATCCCATCGTCTTCCCTCCACCATGTGACAAGTTGTCTCTGTGCATGATGTCTTGCCACCTCGCCCAGTTCTTGCTTGATCTTTTTGAGTGCTTGCATATTAGTCATGCCCTCGTTGGTTAACAGATGATTCAGTAACTCCTCTGCATCTGTTAGTATGCTTTTTAGTTTCTGTGACATTTATAACTCCCTTGATTTTACGTGAACGTGTGTGCCTACGTCGGGCACGGTTTTGTCGTTGTCGATGATACACCACAAGATCGGACATGCCCACTTGCCCCAACTGCCACCTAGATAGCCGTCGGTCAATACGATACATGCTTGAGGCTTGACACCCTCCTTGGTCATGTACTCGGGAACACACTCGACATCTGTGCCACCACCACCTTTTGGTTTGGTTGACTTGGTCAAGTCATCGAGTTCGTGCAACTCATACTTCTCGTCACCACACACTTGCGTGTCCCAATACAGTATACGTACCTTATCGGGGTGGACTGTGTCGCATATCTCTTTGACTTCGGTAAGAAACCTAGACAACTCGGGTTGACCGATCGAGCCACTTGTGTCGATAGCAATGACCAACTCGCCAATGCTCTCGGATATCCCACTCGGCATATACACACCTGCCGATATGTATCGTCTGTTAGGACGTTGCCACGTGGAATAATCACTGCCAGTGCATGTGGTCACAACAAACTCTCGCAACACTTCTCGCCAATCAATCTGTGGCTTGAGCAGTTCGACCAAATCTCTGTCGCCACCCGATCCAGTCTTGCCAGCGATCAACGCACCTTGACGTATTGCCTCGTCAATGTCTCGAGCCAAGTCATTCTTCTCTTGGGGGGATAACTCCTTTGCCCCCTCCCAATCATGGTTGTCGATAGCCTTTTGTGTTAGTGGCTGACTAACAGTTCCGTCATTGTCGCCATCGATACCAGTGCCATCGCCTTGAGGTTGTTGATCTTCGCCACTCTCCTTGCGAGCATGATAGACTTCAGCCGTGTCCATACCACGATACTTCTCGTCATAACACCCACTAGCAAGTTCTCCAGTCATGGTAGCAAAGCCGTCCTTGTTGTCATCACGTAGCTTGACATTGATAACAAAGTCCATGCAGACGTTAGCCTCATTGGGATTGATATCGTTGATCCACTTCCATGTGGTGAGATGTTTGTACAACTTGTGGTAACTCTCGTGCAGAATGAGAAACCTCAACTCTGCATCGTTTAGCTTGCCAACAAAGTCACGATGATACATCTCGTCCTTGCCGTTAGTACATGCCGTTGGAACGCCGTAGTGCCAATCTTCTGCACTCACAACAACACGATCTCCCAACATAAGTATGCCAGCGAGTGCGACATACTTTGGGTTTTGCATAATTGAGACAATGGCTTTCTGCACACGTTGCTCTGCCGTCATCTGTTCACTTGTCATAAACATAGTCTTGTCCTTTCTGTTAGTCCGTGACTAACTGTTTTATTTCTTGTCCGATGCGAACAAGTGTTGATTGTCCATTGCCCACTTAGTGAACTTCTTGTTAGTCATTACCATAGACTGCTTGGTATACTTGGGATCACGTACACCATTGGCGAACATACCTTGTGCCTCTTTGTCTAGTCGCACCATGTAGTCTAGCCAAGCATCGACCCAGTCCTTGTCCAAAGTTGCTAGTGTACGATACACCACCATACACACTGCAGATGCACTGGTCGGCACCTTGGCATTCTTTGGATCTTTCTTGATACTCTCGAAAGATGGTAACTGATCGGATAGCTTGACGAATGCCATCAAGTCCATAGCACCACGTTCGCCTATTGTACCCATGAGCATAGATGTCAACGTCGTATCATCTAGCTTGTCACGTTGCTCTAGCCATATGCTACATGCCTCAAGAGAACGTGGTGTCACGAATGATGCTCGTTGTTGCGTGGGGTGATAGATGTATGGATTGTCATCGGGATTTTTTACGTCCTCGAATGAGTAGAACAAATGTGGATTGTCCTTGCACCAACCAAGTAAGGCAGGGTCAAGTTCCTTGTTGATCGCCCACGATATCCATTCCATGTTGGTTGGTTTCTTCATCACACTCATGACAATACGATTACGTGCATGTGGTGGTATGAGATCGCCAACTCCCTCTGCTCCAAGATTGGTTGTAGCAAACACGATACTGTCTTTGTGCAACGTGTAGTTACCGATCTTACGTTCGAGCATAAGTCGTAGCATAGCATTCTTGACCGACGGATTAGACTTGCCGTACTCGTCAATCATAAGAATGATCGGCTTGTCGAGATGGACACCAAGTTCTTCGTTGGTAAGATACGACACAAAACCCGTGCCGTCATCTAGCTTAGCAATGTTTGGTATTGTGATATCGCCCAAGTCTTTAGTCGTGCAGTCAAAGTAGCATGCAGTATGTGTCGGCAACTCACTAGCGAGTGTGGACAAGATCGATGACTTGCCCGTCCCCATGTGTCCTTGTACGAGGACTGTTCGTTCGTTACCTCCAACCTTGATTGCGTTTACAGTTTGGTCGATTGTCAATGCGTACATTTGTATTGCTTGATTAGTCATGGTCTTATTCTCCTTAAAAGTGTTAGTCAGCGACTAACGGGTTGATTACATATCTAATGATGGTAGCGACTTGATAACTTCGTCAACAGACTTCTTTGTCTCTGCACGTAGGAACTCGTCCTCACGTAGTGCATCGGGTGTAACACCTTGAAGTGTGTCTTCGAGTTTCATTCGCATAGCCTCCATTTGACTATCGTTGGTAATATTGCAGACTGATAGTAAGTCAACAATGTCCAACACATTCGTAACAAGTGTGTCACGAAATACTTTCTTGCTCTCGTGGCTTGCATAGTCCAATCGTTCGGACATGTTAGACAAACACTTGAAAGCACGTTGCCATATGTCGTTCATGGCATTGTTTAGCTGTGTCGTGTAGTACGTTTCGTAATGGCTCTTCATCTCGGTCTGTGCCTCGGTGTTGATGTCCAACCGAAAGTCGCCTGCCTCGGGTAATGGCATGTACGACAATCTGAAACCAAACTTGTTGCTTAGGCTCTCGGTAGTCGGATAGTCATTGCGATTGAACAGATCGCCTAGCTTAGCTTGGGCTTGTGTGATCTCCCAATCATATGCTTGCAAGAACGTGTTAACACAATCGTCGAACGATGCTTGGATCTCGGTCATGGTCTCGTGATACTTGAAGTATGCTTTTGTTGTAAGCAATCGCAATCCAGTATCTGACCAAGGCATTGTCATACTGTAATGTGTAGTACGAGCAACGCCGACGAGTGTGTCGATAGCTTTTAATTCTGCACAGTTGCCAAGCAATTTCTTGTGGACATTCGCAACGCCATTGCTTGCATAGTTTGCAGATGCAACGTCTGCCGATGCTCTCTTGTCTAGCTTACGTCCAGTCCATTTTGAGATGGCTAACTCAACAAGTGTTGCTGAACTAGATATTGATGTTGTAGAAATTTGTAGTGAGTCACTACCGTTTTGTATTGATGTAGTCATGGTTAGTCTCCCCTAGTTTACTTGTAGATTTGATTGTTGATTGTTGTAGTTGCTTTAGGTGTATCGGGTCTGTGGCATTTTACGTAGCGTCTGCCGTGTATATCGAAAACTTCTGTAAACGCATTACCACGCCACTCCCAACGTGAGGTAGTGCCTTTAGGTAATCGCTTGTATTCTTTTTTGAACTTAGCGTTATTTCTCATAGTCATGGTAACGTCTCCTAGTTTGTTGTAGTGAGTCACTACAGTATTGTTGAGGCAAAGGTGCCAACCAAGAATTTTTGTCTTTCTCGATTATGTAAGTAGTGTATCACAACTATCGGGAAGTGTCAAGCCGTACGGTAACACGTCAGAATACGTTATGGGTTGTGATATGGTATTATATGGCAGTATATAGTGCAATGTCTTGTAATGTTCTGTAATGTTCGGTTGGGTGTCGGTGTAAGTCCTTGATTATATTGGAATGTTCGATTGTTCGTTTTTTCAGGAAATTGGACATCGCTCTCGAGACGCTCGAGGCTTACGAACATTACAAAATCAAAATCAAAAGTACCCTAAGTAATATTATAAAAACGAACATTATACTTTAAAAACAAGATTTACTAAGTTCTACTACATTCTACTAGGTAAGTTTTGTAGTGACTCACTACAGTTTACCACCACTTACCACTGCAACATAATGTACGTTTCACACTTGCAAAAAACGAACATTAGCCGAACATTCGCAGAACATTACAAAATAAAACGAACATTAGGCTCAACGCAACATAAGAACTGGTTTCATAGGTGTAGGGAGTCACTACAAAAACTCACAGCAACACGTTAATATGCAAGGAGTTATGCTCAACGCAACACAAGAACTGGCTTCAGCCAAATTTAGGCACAAAAAAAGGGAGGCTAAAAAGCCCCCCAATATTAAGTTATTATTAAAAAGAATAATATTAATAATGTTGCTACGATCACAAACATTAAATAAACAAAAGTTATATATCCAAATTTATTTAAAAACCAAATAATATTCATATGTGATTTAGTTTTGTTTTGTAGTTGTGGAATGTCTTTTAATTGTTTCATAATTTATACTCCAAAAAAATGGGCTAACATAATTGCTAGCCCATTGTAACGTGTTAATGTTTGATTGAAACCTTAGTTTCAACGATCGCATTGATCTGACCTAGTAGGCTAATAACCTTACCAATATCTAAGGTAGGATCTTCCATATCCTTTAACTTAGATATTAACTTGTTATTGCTTAAGACTAAAGACTCTTTAAAAGTCTTCTTCTCTTGCTTGCCATTACTACCTGATAACAAGTTATCGCGATTGATAAGCTGTTTCTTATAATCAGATAACCTACCTGACACGTTGCGATTAAGAACCGCTTTCATGGTCTTCTGACTTTCAGTCAAAGACTTAGCACCACGTGTTAAGGTGTAGGCATACGTAGGATTTAATCCTTTCGCAATGTACATCTTTAAGGCAACGAAGCTTTCCGCAGGCATTGGATTAACAAAAGAATTTTCATTCTTCTTTGTCTCGCCTACTCCTATGACTTCACCTTTAGTATTAGGTGAAACCATGTTAAACCATTTGAAACCGCTTTCAATAAGCATATCAATAGTTTTAGCGGTTGAGCGAATACCTCTCGCGTGGTTCTGATTATCAGAGACTATTTGCTTGGCAAGTTTATCAGATACTTGCAAACTGTTTTTAAGATTAGGCATTGTGCCGTAACTCCTTAAAACACAAAGGCATGATTGCTTTTGATAGGCTCATTATATCAAGTATTGCCATGTTTGGTAGGTATAATCCTCAATTAGTAATAAATTGTAGTGAGTCACTACAAAAAACCACAGTATACCATATAATAATACTGTATGATAAGCCCCACCCTACCCCTATACCCCTTTGTGTGTGTTATCTATACATATTATCTATATATTACTAATCTCCACAAACGATTGCAAATTTTCTGAGATTTGACCCCCACCCCCCTCTATATAGGAAAGGCCCCCCATAGGAGTCCCAAAACCACTTGCCAAAAAATTTTTTATATGTATATATGAAACATCGGTTAACAACCTGCGACGAGAATATATGACTATAACTGTAGAACCTGAGTTAGGTATTGAGTTTTCTCCCAATCTGCCACCTGTGGATTTAAAAACACGCACAGAGTATGCAGCCAAATCCGCAAAAGAACTTGAGAAACATGGGTTGGATCTAGAACCTACTAAAGAAGATAAAGACGTTGCAGCAAAATTAACCGTTGCATATGCAGACAACCCCGAATCCACCTCTAAAAAAGTTACTGCAAAGAAAGCAGCGGCACTTACACCTGCGAGTCTTGTGTTAACAAACAATATTTTAAAAGAGTTCGGGCAGTCTGTTGTCGAGAGTGCTACTCATATAAGACACCTAGTTACTAACAAGTTACTGTTAGAGACTGAGAACCCAGATCCTAAAGTTCGTATCCGTGCTTTGGAGCTTCTAGGTAAGATGTCTGACGTTAGCTTGTTTGCAGAAAAGTCTGAGATTACGGTAACGCACCAGTCCACTGACGATCTACGTGAGAAACTGCGTGCTAAGTTAAATAAGTTAATTAAAGTAGAAGATGATAGGGCTCCTGTTGTGATTGATGGGGAGTCGTTTGATTTAGATAAGGAGTTAGGTGCAGAAGATGAGTGAGTTAATTTGTAATTTACCTTCAGAAGATGTGTGGGTACGTAAAGAATATTTGAGGGATTTGAAAGATGGACATGGTGAATTTGTACGTGGGGTCTGGGTCTCATGTAAATCTATTCCTGGAAGAGCATTTTATTTTGAGACTTATCTGCCTGAATACGGCGCTTTGTATGACAAGCTGCCTATTAGCGCGTTCGTTTCTAGACCTGAAATACCCAATCCGGACTTACCTCTTAATAATCTCCAGTTCTGGAACTGTATGGATTATGGGGTGGTGGCTATTTGCAAGCAGTTCATCGGTTCAATGGATTTTCAGGTGTTAAGTAGAGATCATGGCACATTAGCAGGTTCTTATATATGCACTATAGACAATTATCATGCGGATGCTAACGGAATTGATTATAGTACGAGCGAAACACCAGCTGAACATAAGTCTCATAACCTGTTACAGTTAGAAAATGGGCAGTTTTGCCTGTATCCAAACAACAGAATGAGGGTTTATGACAATTCTTTGACCCCACAGAAGCCGTTAGACCCTGATTTTAAGGTTAGTACCATAGAATATCAGGTAGAAAATGGGAATATGACTAGGTTGGGTGATACTGACGAGTATTTTTGGAAGACTAAAGATGAGTGAAGCCGTTATCGATTTTTCTGAGGACGAAATCAGCACTATGTTGGCTAATTTAGACCAATATACACCTGAAGAAGTGCAGGAAATCGATAAATTGGTTGATGAATTAGGAAAACGTAAGAATATCAAGACTGTATACGATGATCTTATAGCATTTTGTAAACATATGCAGCCAGATTACATTGTTGGTAAGCATCATAGGATGTTGGCAAACATGCTTATGGACATAGAACAGGGTAAAAAAGACAGAATATGTGTAAACATACCACCTAGACATGGTAAGTCGCAATTAGTGTCTATCTTCTTCCCAGCTTGGTTTTTAGGTAGAAACCCTAACAAAAAAGTGATGATGGTATCACATACTACAGATTTAGCAGTAGACTTTGGTCGAAAAGTACGTAATCTTATATCTACAGATGAGTATCAGTCCATATTCCCAACGGTGCAGCTTGCATCAGACTCTAAGTCAGCGGGAAGATGGAATACAAATTCAGGAGGAGAATATTATGCGTGTGGTATTGGTTCATCTATTGCTGGTCGTGGGGCTGATCTCCTGCTCGTTGACGATCCCCACTCCGAGCAAGATGTCATTAATGGAAACTTTGGAGTTTTCGAGAAAGCATATGAATGGTTTACATATGGAGCGAGGACACGATTAATGCCTGGGGGGCGTGTGGCTATTATACAAACACGTTGGCACATGGATGACCTGACAGGTCGTGTGACTAAAGACATGAGCCAGAATGAGAAAGCCGACCAGTATGAGGTCGTGGAGTTTCCTGCCATACTGGATATTATTAATAAGAAGACTAAGAAGTCAGAGCAGAAACCCCTATGGCCCGAGTTCTTTGACTTAGACGCACTACTACGTACTAAAGCATCTATGCCTGTGTTTCAGTGGAACGCACAGTATCAGCAAGAACCTACTGCAGAAGAAGCTGCCCTTGTGAAAAGAGAATGGTGGCAGATGTGGACACAGGAGCAACCCCCGTCATGTGAATATATTATCATGTCACTGGACGCTGCAGCAGAGAAACATAACAGAGCTGACTATACGGCACTAACTACATGGGGAGTTTTTCTTAACGAAGATCTTGACGCGTATAATATTATATTGCTAAATAGTATAAAAAAGCGTATGGAGTTCCCAGAGCTAAAAGAATTGGCGATGGAAGAATATGCAGAATGGGAGCCAGACGCGTTCATAGTGGAGAAAAAAAGTTCAGGTACTGCATTATACCAAGAGATGAGGCGTATGGGGTTACCCGTGCAAGAATACACACCTCACAGAGGGTCAGGCGATAAGTTGGCAAGATTAAACTCTGTATCTGATATTGTAGCATCGGGACTATGTTGGGTTCCAGAAACTAGGTGGGCAGAAGAAGTTGTAGAAGAGATTGCAGGATTTCCATTTATGAGTCATGATGACTTAGTTGACTCTACCGTTATGGCACTTATGCGATTTAGACAAGGTGGGTTTATAAGACTACCAAGTGACGAACCAGAAGATACTGTATACTTTAAACGTAGAGGAAGTGGATACTACTAATGGCAATAGAAAAAGGTTTGAGCCCTGCTCCAATAGGAATAGAAGAAGAATCCCAAAAAGCGGAAGCTTTAGAGATTGAAATTGTAAATCCTGATATGGTTACACTAGATGACGGTAGCGTAGAAGTTACTATAATTCCTGGAGGAGATACTAAAAAAGGTGGGTTCAACGCAAATATTGCCGAAGAAATGGATGAAGAAGAATTATCGATATTATCTAATGATATTATAGACTTAGTGGATGCGGATCTTAATAGCCGTAAAGACTGGGCAGATACTTATGTAAAAGGTTTAGATGTTTTAGGGTTCAAGTATGAAGAACGTACAGAACCTTGGGAAGGTGCATGTGGTGTATACTCTACTGTATTAGCAGAAGCCGCTATAAGATTTCAAGCTGAAACTATGAGTGAAACGTTTCCCGCCGCAGGACCTGTTAAGACGAAGCTGCTTGGCGAGGAAACTAAGGAAAAAGACGAAGCAGCGACCCGCGTCAAAGCTGATATGAACTATGAGCTCACTGAGAATATGGTTGAATATCGCCCTGAACATGAACGCCTCCTTTATAGTTTGGGTTTAGCAGGTTCTGCCTTTAAAAAGGTTTATTATGATCCAAACATAGGACGACAGGTTGCCCTGTATATACCTGCCGAGGACGTGATAGTACCTTATGGCGCCTCGCATGTAGAGACAGCAGAACGTGTTACTCACGTGATGAGAAAAACAAAGAACGAATTAAAGAAGTTACAGGCAAATACGTTTTACCGAGATGTAGATCTAGGAGAGCCACAAGCATATCATACAGATATAGAAGAAAGAAAAGCAGAAGAAGGTGGATACTCTCTTAACAATGACGACAGATACAGTATATACGAGGTTCATGCGGACATAGTTATTGAAGGTGTCGATGATTCTGATGACGATATTGCCAAGCCATACGTTATTACTATAGAGCGAGGCTCTAATGAAGTATTATCTATTCGTAGAAACTGGAACCCTGATGATGAGCTTAAATTAAAAAGACAGCATTTCGTACATTATGTGTACGTACCAGGATTTGGGTTTTATGGATTAGGTCTTATCCACATTATAGGTGGATACGCCCGCGCGGGTACATCCTTAATACGTCAGCTTGTAGATGCAGGTACATTATCCAATCTCCCTGGAGGTCTTAAATCTCGTGGGCTGCGTATTAAGGGTGATGACACACCTATAGAACCTGGAGAATTTAAAGATGTTGACGTACCATCAGGCAGTATTCGTGACAACATTATGCCACTTCCATACAAAGAGCCAAGTCAAACATTACTAGCTTTGCTTAATCAGATTACCACAGAAGGCCGAAGACTAGGCGCAATTAGCGATATGAACATATCAGATATGTCAGCTAATGCTCCAGTTGGCACGACGCTGGCACTCCTTGAGCGGACTCTAAAGCCTATGGCTGCAGTACAAGCTCGCGTCCATTATGCTATGAAACAAGAGTTTAAACTCCTCAAAACTCTCCTAGCAGAATACGCGCCAGCCGAGTATTCATATCAACCTCTACGAGGTGAGGTTGGTGCTAGACAAGCTGATTATAAGCTAGTGGAGGTTATACCTGTCAGCGATCCTAACAGTTCGACTATGGCACAAAGAGTTGTGCAGTATCAGGCTGTATTGCAGATGTCACAGTCAGCACCACAGATATATGACTTACCGCAGTTACACAGGCAGATGATTGAAGTACTAGGCGTAAAGAACGCAGACAAACTTGTTCCTATAAAAGAGGACATGAAACCTGCAGATCCAGTGAGTGAGAACATGAACGCATTGGTTGGTAAACCTATGAAAGCATTTATATACCAAGATCACGATGCACACATAGCAACGCATATGTCATTTATGAAAGATCCAGCGATAGCTCAAATGATAGGGCAAAATCCGCAGGCACAAAATATAATGTCCTCTTTGCAGGCTCACATAGCAGAACATCTAGGATTTAACTATCGTAAGCAAATAGAAGAGCGTTTAGGCGTGGCATTACCTGCACCAAACGCGGAGTTATCTCCAGAGGTAGAAGTAGAATTAGCCTCAGTTGTAGCTGAAGCAGGTAAACAACTAACACAGGCAAACGAGCAAAAAGCAGCTCAGCAACAGGCGCAACAAAAAGCGCAAGATCCTGTAGTACAGATGCAACAGGCAGAACTTCAGTTAAAAGCACAAGAAGTACAGCGTAAAACTAAGAAAGACGCTGACGACTTAGCTGTTAAGAAAGCAGAACTCCAGTTAAAAGCAGCAAAAGAAAAAGAGCAGCTTAAAATTAACAAAGCTGAGATCATGATAGATGCTCAGAAAGAAAATGTTAAACTGTCTACAGACAAGCAAGATAAACAAGATAAACGTAATCTTGAAATACTTAAAACTATGAAATAAAGGATAATCATGGCTAAAACCGTCTTTGACGTGCTCATACAACAAATAGAAGAACAGAAGTTATCTTCAACACAATTTCTTACATCGGGGGGTCCCAAAGACTTCTCCCAATATAAGGAGGTCACTGGCTTGATACGGGGTCTCGAAGTCAGTAGACAATTAATAGAAGACCTCTCGCGCAACCAAATGGAAGAAGATAATGACTGAACCAGCAATAGATCAGCCAGTGCTAACTGATAATGAAATAGATGCACAACTCCCTAAACCTGTAGGATATCGTGTTTTAGTAGCACTACCTCAACAAAAAGATACGTATGAAGGTAGCAACATACTAAAAACAGATACAGCTAAGAGACTCGATCACATAATGTCTATAATGGGACTAGTTATGGATATGGGTGAACAAGCATATGCGGATAAAGAAAGATTTCCGACAGGGGCTTGGTGTAAGCAGGGGGACTATGTTATGTTCCGTGCTAACACAGGTACAAGATTTATGGTCAATGGATTAGAATATCGTTTAATGAATGATGATTCTATAGAAGCTGTTATAGCTGATCCCGTTGGCATTAAAAGAGCAATGTAGGGAGTAGAAAATGGCATTTGAAAAAGTAGAGTATAAATTTCCTGATGAAGAGGAAGAGAAAAAAATAGAGGTAGAATCTTCTAGTGCAGTAGAGATAGATATATCTGGAAAGGCAACCAAAGATGAGTATGCAGAAACTAAAGATAAAGTTAAAGTGTCGAATAATAATGATGCAAATGACCTTGACATTGAAGTGGTTGACGATACACCGAAAGCTGACAGAGGTCGCAAAGCCTCTGACCCTCCGTCTGACGTCACTGACGAGGAGCTTGAAGAATATTCTGACAAGGTCAAAAACAGAATCAAGCACTTTAGCAAAGGCTATCACGACGAAAGGCGGGCGAAAGAAACGGCCTTACGTGAAGCGCAAGAGCTTGAAAAGTTAACAAAACAGCTTGTCGAAGAAAATAAGCAATTAAAAAACACTACTGTTAAGAATCAGACAGTTATGTTAGATCAGGCTAAGAAATCTGCAGATATAGAGCTTGAGAGAGCCAAGGCAGCATACAAAGTAGCTTATGAAGCTGGTGAAGCAGATGCTGTTGTAGAAGCACAAGAAAGCATAACAGCTGCTAAGATTAAATCAGATAGGTTAAATAATTTCAAACTTCCTACTTTACAGGAGAATGAAACTCCTGTAGAAACAAAAGGAGAGACCACTACAACCCCTGCGCCAGTGGTCGATGCACGAGCTACCGAATGGGCGAAAGCTAATACGTGGTTCGGAACTGACGACGAGATGACAAGTTATGTTCTTGGGTTGCATAGCAAACTCGTTAAAACACATGGGGAGGCATACCCTCAAACAAATGCCGATGAATACTACGAGACGATTAATTCTCGTATGCGAAACATCTTCCCCGACAACTTTGAAGAAGTTGAAGAGGAAGTAACAGAAGAATCTGAACAGGACTTCTATGCAAACATTGCAGAAGATATTGATGACAAAGCACTAGGTCAACTTGCATCTGATTTAATCAGTGAGTATGACAGTGACAGACAATCAAGAAAAGATTGGGAAGAAACTTATAGAAATGGTTTAGACCTTTTAGGATTTAAATACAAATCTACTACACAACCTTTTAAAGGTGCGAGTAATGTTACTCATCCTTTGTTATCGGAAGCCGTTACACAATTTCAAGCACAAGCTTACAAAGAATTATTACCAAGTGATGGTCCAGTAAAAACTAAAATTGTTGGATTACAAAACGAACAAACTGAAGCTCAAGCACAAAGAGTAAAAGATTTCATGAACTTTCAAATCATGGAGAAGATGGAAGAATATACTCCAGAGTTTGATCAGTTATTATTTTATTTACCTCTTGCAGGTTCTGCATTTAAAAAAATATATTACGATTCAATATTAGAAAGAGCAGTATCTAAATTTATTCCTGCAGAAGATTTAGTTGTTCCATACTTTGCAACTGATTTAAAAGATGCACCAAGAATTACACATGTATTAAAACAATCTGAAAATGATTTATTAAAGAAAATAGCAGCAGGTTTTTATAGACAAGTAGATTTAATGAAACCTCAAAAGAAAGAAGACAAAATTCAAGATAAGTATAATGAACTAGAAGGT